GGATGTACCGCTGAGCAACACGGTCATCAGCGAGAGCCGTGTTGATCGAATGCTCCAAGCGGAGCTTCAGTTGCCGAACCCGGCGAACAGTCTCGGCTGGATTGAGTGGGATGGACTTGGCGCTCATTTAGTTGGCGTGAGTGGTGAGCTTTTCCAGAGCCTCGACGGTGATAGTCCCGTAGGACTTCGAGAACTGAGCACGGACGTCCGGATCATTCTCAATGAGCATCGCCATGGCTCGCACGGCGGCACCGATAGCCAGAGCCTCGGTCACTTCGATGGACTGCCGACGCCCATTGAGGGCATTGGACACGATTGAATCGATGGGAAACATAGGACGGGCCAGAAGCCCGTTTCGGCCCACTTGTGGCGGGGCCATCGTCAGCTATGGCCGGGACCGCTCAGGCGAGGAAGGCCTCGGCCTCGGCGATGGTGGCAAACTTGCCACGGTTGACCAGTTGCTGGGCGAGGGTAACCGGCTTGGCCACCTCTTCAGCCTTGATGAACTTAATCTGGGCAGAGTTCTTCCGCACGTCGACCGTATCGGCCACGAAGCCCTTGGACGCCAAGGCGGAGACGGTTGCGGCAACGGTCGCAGCACGGGCCGCAGATTCATCGGAAAGGGCAGCGTTGACGTAGTCCTTGAGGGCATTGCCCTTGAGTCCAAGGGTCTTGCCGGTTTCCTTGAGGGTCTTGGCGCAGGCGGTCCCGATGAAGTAACGGGTACCCATATTGCGACCCTTGAATCCGAGAATGGGCGCGGAGGTGGAAGGCAGGGTGGCGACGGCGTTGGTGACGGACATATTGATTGAGAGTTGCAAGCGTTGGCCCGTATCGGCCCAAGTCTGAAGACTTGGAATAAACCGCACGGTGGACACCCTAGGCGACGTGGACGCCGCTTGCATCTAGGGTAGACCGGTTGACCCCAACGGGATCGGACCGGCAAAGAGAATGGACCCAACGGGTCCGGGTAAGGGTTGAAGTGTGCAGTGACCCTGCACGGGTATGGGTAAACTTTACCTTTAACGGCATACCTATAGGTACACCGGGCCGCTTGCCATTGCTGAAGAACCACGGTCGCGCCCTCCATGGTCAATGACCATGTAGGCTACCCTCAGTGCCAACTCGCTCCGATAGCTCATTGCCCAATTCGACCGCAGACTGTCAGGTGGATTCCGACACACCCCTTGCGGGGCCTTGAACCGACTTACGGGACCGGCCACACCCTTGAGAGGGCCGCCGTCTCCGACCTTACGGTTGAGCTTTGAAAGAACCGTCAGCACCGCCTCGCTTTCGCTTGGCACTACCGACACCACCCCTAGGAAACGCCTTCCTTTTCTCCGAATTGTGGGCTCCAATCCCGGAATCCCCCTACCGATAGAAAGAACGCGTGCGACGCGAGGAATACCGCGTGTGTGCGTAACGTGCACGTGCGTGCGGGCCCGCGTGTGCGCACACCCCGGGGGGTAACCGGGGGTTCGCGCGTTTTGGGCTTAGGGTTAGGGTGTACCCCCCTTCTCAACTCTCAGCCAAATTGACCGGTTAGGACTGTGGGCCTGTATCGTTAACCACCCTCAACTCCCAGCCAAATCACCCCGTTTTAACCCGGGCTCCCGCTGAGAGAATCACCCACGCGCCGCTGGAAGCGGCTAAGCGAACCGGTCACCTGGCATGCGGGGCAGCAGTAGGGGATGTACTACCGCGTAGTCTAGGGCCTACGCGGATCGACGCGGACCTTCACTGTCCTAAACGGTCGAGGGTTTCTGGGGGATATCTTAAAGGGGGTTTTCCCGAACCTGTCAAGCATTTTCACTTGAGAGCGGTGCTGTGGGATGCTCTGTTTGGGAATGCCCTATCCTGTGAGAGTGAAGGTGGTTGAGAAGGATCTCAGCAAGGATAAGGCGTTCGGGATTGCGTATGACGACCTGAGGTTGATCGAGATCCACGACAAGCAGTGCGAGAGCGAGAGGCTCGATACGCTGATCCACGAGCTACTGCATTTGATGAGACCCTCCTGGAGGGAGAAGGAGGTGATCAGGGTGGCGAACTATCTGAAGAGGCACCTGTGGGCTCAGGGTTATCGCAGGAAGCCGCCTTCTGGCTCTTCTGGTAGCCGGGGAGGGTTTCGATAGGGTGGAGGGCTTCGGCGGGTATCACGTAGCCCTCTGAGCGATCCTTGCCGTACTTCTGGAGGCGTTCCGGTGTCTTGGCCTCGTGGCCGTAGATCCAGCCTCTGATCCAGAAGTCCGGTGAGGTGCCGGTGATGAGAACCCAGATGGCTCGCTCTGAGTCCTGCTTGCGGAGGATCAGGTCGTGGTCGTGTCTGGTTCTGAGCCTGATCTGGAGGCCCGGGAGGTCGTCGTCCTTGAAGGTGTTGATTCCACCTCCCCAGTAGACGTTCAGGTGTTTGGCCACTGCCATCTCGCCACTGGCCCCCTCGAGGTGGACGTTCCAGGATGCGCCCTCATGGCCGGCGCATTGCTGGAGTCCACGTTTGAGCGATGCAAGCTGGCGTAGCATTCCTACGTACGAGCCTATGGCAGCCTCGTACCATGACAGCTTGACTCTCGCTCCGGTATTCATTGCGCAACGAGCTTAACGTGGTCGAACTCGAACATCCATCTTGCTCCGCTTTCCATCAGCACCTCCACCCGGTCCGGGCGTGAGGCATCTGGTGGCAGGCATTCGCCGTAGCCTCGGTGACGCGTGTTGTCCACATGGACCTTGGTGCCGCTCTTGAAGTGCTGCTGCTTGTAGCGTTTGAGGTTGTCCCGGTGGGTGCGGTAGTCCCTGACCAGATCCATGATGCTGTACTCGGCTGGTTGCGCGCTGCTCATAGTGTGATGGTTTCGTTCCAGAGTTTGATAACCTGCTGGCTCTTCACTAGCTCGTCGGTAGTCAGATAAAATTCACCAGAGATCAAATTCAATCGCTCTGCCACTTTACTACCTACATTGATTATGGTTTGCTGATTCTTTACTAAGACAGCCGCCTGCTTCTTGAGCACCTCGATCTCAAGGATCTTTTTGTAGAGGATATCACGATCATCTTTGGTATACCCCTTCATGTTTTCGATCTGCTTACCAAGTATATCGATCTCCTTTTTTAGTATATCGATTTTACTGCTCTTATCTCCTAACTGCTTACGGAGATTGTCGATGATATCAATGCTCTTATCTATGAATCCCTGACGGTTATCACAGATGTCCTTCAACTCCTTGATAACGGTATTAGTATTCGCTTCGGCTAAATCCTTTTTCAGCGCCTCGATCTCTTTTTTCAGCGCCTCAATCATCTTGGTCCTGTTGTCCACCGACTCCTTGAGCGATGCGATCTTTCCATCCTGAGAGGTGATCACCTCTTTGAGAGACTTGATCTCGCTGATCTTGCGCTTGAGCCCCTCGCACAGAAGCTCTTTCTCGCTCTTCAGTTGGGAGATAATTGCACGCAGGGTGCCGCGATCGTCGCTTGGCTGCTGCTTCGCCATCACGTCGATAACCTTCTGCAGATCATCGATCTTCTTATCCTTCTGATCAGCCTGCTTCTCCATGAGGTCGATCATGTCACTTCGCATCTTCGCCTCTCCTGCCCGTTGCTCGGCACGCTTCTCCAACAGGTTGTACCGCTCATTGAGGTCCACGATCTCCTTCCCACGCTCCGCACACAGCTGGATGACCTGCTTGACGTTGTTGACCAGACTGCACGGTTCCGTCTGCTCGAGACCCCAGTGCCTCAGCGACTGGTAGATCTCGGCGTTCGCCGCCACCAGTTCGTTGTTGTGCTTGTCGCCGTACTCGATCCGCTTCTTGAGCTCCACAATGGTCTCGCGTTGATCAGCGATGATAACGATCTGCTCTTGTAGAGCCTCGATCCGACGATCCTTCCACCACTCCGATCCCAGAGGCTTCGGTGTGCTGGGCGGCACCGGCTCGGATTGGCTCGAGGTTGCCGTCACGGTCACGCTCGGCTGCGGTGCTGCGGCATCTGACTTCTGCTCTTCGCAGCTTGCCAGTAGTTCTTTGCGGGCTTCATGGAATGCTGCCGCGGGCTGGTTGCGACAGGAATGGCTGCGGATCATGTTACTGATCAGGTTTACTTGTTGGCTTGTCATGTGGTCTTCTTTCGGTGTCTGCGGTTGTAGATAGTGATGTCGTTCTTGAGCTTGTATGCCTTGGCGGCGCGGTGTAATTCACCCGCCTCGGCTTTTGTCATAGGGCCACTGTTGATGCCGCCCTGTAGGTATCCGGTGACTCGCTTGCTGTTGAATACGTTCACGTTCCCCTCCTCAGCATCTCTTCGGCAAATTCGTAAGCTCTTTCAGCTTCTTCTTCTGCAGTTCCGTGCGCTGCCGGATGTGACAGCGACCCTTGCAGTGCAGCGGACGCGAACCTGTATCGGAGCGCCTTCTTGATCATGTCATCCAGCCACTGGTCCCCGCTGTTCGGCACGCAGAGGTGGATCGCCGCATACTGCCGTCCGGTCAGGAGCATGCTGGCCTTGTCGCTTATGTCCTTGATTGATGGAGGCGTCTCGCTCATCGCTCACCTCCCTGCAGGTCGTTCACGGCGTCGAGCGTCTCGTTTACCTTGTGAAGCCATTGCGCAACGTACCGCTCCCGGTTCTTGTCGCGCATCGCCTCGAAGATCGCATTGCGAACAATCGTCAGCAGGCTTGGAATCCACGACTCATTGCGGATTATGATGTTCGATCCGTTCGTGTGCTCCGACTTGGTGTAGACCTTGAATGCGTCGTCTTTCTCCCAACACTTGTCGAGATAGCTCAGCTTCTGGTTGAGCTCAGCGTCCGCCTTCTGGTGCAGGAGCGCAGTCAGCTTGTCGGTGGTCAGTTCGCTCACACGGCACCTCCGTTCAGGATTTCCTCCAGCTTGCCCAGCGTGATGCGGAGCCCGCAGGCCCCCTTGTGCCCACCGCCCTTGTACTTCACGGCGATCAGCGACAGGTCGTGGTGTTCGTTACCGGGCGCGTGGTACAGGCTGACAGTCACCGCATTGAACTCAGGGGCGTAGCGCCACAGGAGGCAGGCGTCGTGCTTCGGCTTGATCGCCCCCAGAAACGCATCGCTGTTCCGCGTCGAAGAGTTGATGCAGCAGAAGGTAAGGCCCTCCCACTTTACCGTGTGCGCGAACTGCGTGGCGTAGTGCTCGTTCTGCTTGTCCACGTAGGACTTGATGGAGTAGCCCTGAGCGACTGCGTCTAGCAGATCGAGGGATTCACTGCGTGCCCCGGTAACGGCAACAAGGAACTCGTTATCAACGAGCCGTAGGTAGGCTGTATGACTCAGCCCACGCAGTCCGAACTGCAACGCCTTGGCGTCGGGGTCGCGGTGGTCCCAGATGTCGTACTCCCCGGCGAGGCGGATCAAGGCTGGCTCCTTCACCTTGCGGTCGATGAACTCCTGCTTTGAAGGCAGCACACCAAGATCACCACCCGGATTGGTGAACCATTGCCAGCACAGGCGGCACGCGGCCACACCGTCGATGCGGATGCCTCGGAACGCTCCGGGGTGCGGCTCAGCGTCACTAGGTGTGGCGTCCCACTTCTCGATGGCGCTCTTGTGGTGGTCGATCCAGACGATCTTGTCGCGGAGCTCGGGTCGCGCCATGAGCTCGTCAACCGAGAGGTCAACGATGTAGATGGCGTCGTACAACGACCATTCGTTCGAGAATTGATCACCCGCATTCGGATCCCACCACTGGTGCAATGGAGTCGGAACAGGCCGACCATAATCCCACCCGTAGGAGTGGATGGTGGCGTTGGGATTCAGGCGGTTCAGCCAGTAGCGGCAGACCTCGTTCGAGAGCTTTCCGTCGAAGTCGGCGTCGTGATAGATGATTGCGATGTTCATGGTGTGAAAGGGGGGATGATCCCGAAACGAATTTCGGGATCATGGTGTCAGGCGATGTAGTTCCAGTCCTCGGCGAGGAGGTCGGTCTGCGAGGCCAGCCACGGCACACGCGATCCGTTGGGATAGGCCGGGTGGCCCTTGGGGTACTCGATGTAGATGTAGGGCAGCGTCATCTTGCTGTTGGCATCGGGCGTCTGCAGCAGTAGCCACATGCCCTTACCGTTCCACCCTGAGCGGGAGACGGCCTTGCCCTTCTTGAGCCACACCAATGCTTGTCCGAAGTTCAGCATACGTTCTCTTTCTTCATGTTGTTCAGTTCCTGTTTCAGGCGTTCGATCTCGTTCTTGAGCGATTGAACCTCGCTCACCCGCAGGCCCATCGCCTCGTGGACCGTCGGGAAATGTTTGGCGAACTCAGCGCGGATCGCCTCGGCCACCTCGCGGTGCTCCTTCTGGGCGTGCGGTGACGTGCGCTGGTCGAGGTAGTGAATCCACGTCCTCGCGCTGCCCTTCATAAACATCCGCGTCTTGGTGGACAGCGGCAGGACGAAGCGGGCGCTCTCCGGTGCAACACCGCCCTCGATGAGGGTCTCGTAGGCACGCACCGAACGCTCGACCGCGTTGTTGTAGACCTGATGCAGGATGTCGTCAGTGGAGATCTCCTCACCGCTACCCTGCCGGTTGCCTCCAGCCGCCTTCATCCGCAACCGGACAGGCTCGATGATGGTCTCCAGCTTCCGCACGTCGGCGTACCGTTGGCTGAACTGCTGGAACCGCGCTGACCAGTGGCGCAGGATCTGCATCGAGATGGAGATGCTGGTCTCGATCTCGACGGTCAGGTCGGCCTGATCGAACACCGACCAGTGGCCCTCGCGCATGCAGAAGTGCAGCAGCTTCGGCCCGGTCTCGTGGTTGTGCTGGTTGTTCGGGTTTGAGACCCGAGCCTCGTAGACGATGAGCTCGTCTGGTGTGAGCTCGCGACCATTGTCGGTGACGAGCGATTTGGTGACGGCGACAGAGGAGACTTTCACGGGGCCACCTCCGTGCTCAGAGCGGCGGGCCACTCACCGGACTCGACCTTGGCCCAGAACGACTTGGCAATCTCCTCGTTTCCACGGGCAAGACGCAGGTACTCGGTGCGCTTCTCCTGACGGACACGAGTGTTGTATGCGTCCTGACGGACCTTGGAGTACCGATCAAGACACTCGTCGCGGACCTCAATGAACTTGGAGTTGTCTTGAAAGAACTCCTCGAACTTGGCCGCCTTGTCATCGCTCTTGCTGACGCCAATCCACGCGACCTCGACGGTGGCCTCCGATGCTGAGATCTTCAGGTCATCTCGGTTGTAATTGACCTTCTCGATCTTCACCAAGCCCTCCAGAGCAGCCACGGCCTTGGCCTCTTCCAACCAACCAAAGTCGGTCACGTAGTAGCCCTGCCGCAGGCGGAACACCTTGATCGCCTCGGCTGGCTTCTGATACCCGCGCCACTCAGAGCGACGGAGCGCCTCGCTCAGGGTGATTGGTGGTTGGATGTTTCGGTCGATGGCTTCGAGCCGGATGGCGTCGTTGAGGTCTTCGTTGGAGAGAAGACCGAGCACCTCAGAGTCGGTCAGTTGACTGAATGGTTTCATGTAGCGGGAACAGGTGTAATACACCATGTCCCCATCGTCAAGAGAGTCTGGTGCGTTTTTTTCTGGGCAGCACAACGAACAGGATGCACACACCCAGCGCGAGGGAGATCGGCCACGTCGCTAGGATGAAGAGGCCGACGCCGTAGCTCATGCACCAGAGCTCAAGGACGATTTTCTTGATGAAATCCATGGACCTAGAATCTCAAGGAGTCACTCGCAAGACCACACTTCGTTCGAGAGTTTGAGCCCTGTCGGCCACTGGGGCTCCACAAACGACTTCTCGATGAAGAGCACCTTGTCGGTCGGCTGGATCGTCAACCTCCCGTTGTAGAGCTTGATGAACATGAACTCCTTGGCCTGTGATGGGTGCCGAGAAAACCCGTCGTCGATGGGCGCTGCCGTGAAGATGTACTCACCGTCCAGCGTGTTGACGCCGCATTTCGCTGAGCACTCAACCCCACGCAGGTAAGTGTACTCGATGGTGGAGAAATCTCGTCCGTAGCAGTCCCATCGCTGAGCTTGCTGCGGAGTCCAGATCGCATCTGGCTTCTCGTTGAAGGCCATCAGGTGCGGCGGGATCGATCTGTAAACCGCCCCGCATTCCAGCATGACCGTGCATCCCCACATTCGGCCCGGTATCGAGACCAGACCGAACCAGACGCATGGCACGAACCCTTCACCGTTGCTGATGGCCGCTGCATCGACGAAGCAGTATTGGTGGTGTGGCAGTTGGCCTGACTGATGGTAGCTCAATCGATGTCCTCCTTCTTGGTTAAACCCACTCGGGCATCGCTTTCTTCAGCGCGGCAAGGGTGCAGTCTGTGCCGTCAGCGAGGTTGCGGTGCTGGTTAAGGGTGCTGAGGATGGCGGTCTCCAGCGCCCTGTTCCTATCCAGCAGCCTGTTGAGCTCCTTCACGATGGAAGTCGGTTTGGTGTCAGAAAGGATGGACAACTCAGGGGTGCCAATCAGGAAGCCGTGTCTCGGAGGAATGTTTGGAAGTCGCTCGATGACATATCGCCTCACAGCTTGGCCTCCTTGACTCCCATGTAGGTCTTCCATTTCTTTGTGCGGATGCAGGCCAAACAATCTGTGTCTCTGGCATCATACCCTGCAATGGCAGTAGAACTGACCAGACCACATGCAATGCGTCCGCTGTTAACGCGAAAGTGGGTTGGTCTGCCTAATCTGATGACATATCTCACGGCTTGGCCTCCTCATGCGGAACCAGCTTGTAGTCCCAGTCCTCAATGTGTCCAGAATCCCAGTCGCGGTGTTCGTTAATGAAGATCATTCGGTAAATTCCGTCCTTGACATCATTCAGGTTGATTATTCGACCAATGACTACATCGGTGCCGCAAAAGGATGCATCTTCTTTGATGGAGTAGACGCACTCCAAGTCGCTCTTGCGTTTGAGGAAATCGATTCGCTTCGTCGTGGCGAACCCGCGCTTGGTGCGGTAGTGGCTGGTTTTTACGCTGACCACCGCAACGCTTGGTTTCGCTACAATTCCGGTTTCAGCGATGTCTTCCAATATCAACGCGCTCACAGCTTTGCCTCCTTGGCTTTGCGCCATTGCTTCATTGCTTCGTATTGTTCATCGTCGTTGTTTGCGTTCAGTATCGCGTCACCCGCCTCCTCCAGCCGCTTGATGCGTTCTTGCTGTTCCTCCAGACGCTGCGCTGCCTCAGCAATCGCAGCGTTAGCAACGCCGTCCTCTGACTCGATGTCGTTGGCGAGCGTACGCATCGCCGCTACCAGTGTTTCGATGGGGGTTGTCATTTCACCTCCTGCCGCTTGATGAACTCATCCAGAGCTACATCTGCTATGTACTGGAGCTTGTAGCCGGTCTTCTGAGCGAACGCTTTGAAACGTGCGTGAGTATCAGGTGAGACAAGCACCACCTTGTATGGGTCTCGCTCCCTGATCTTCTTGACGGTGGTCTTCTTCTGTTCTGGAGGCTTGGTTTTGATTGGCATGGTTATCCTCCGTAGCTCTTGATCTCGTCATTCGTCGAGTAGATCTGCGACTTCAGTTCCTCGATCTCGCCTTCAAGGTCTTTGGTCTTCCCTTTCAGCGTCTCGATCTCCTTGTCCTTCTCGTCGATGACATTATCGAGTCTGGTGACAACCTCGATGAGTGACTGGATCTTCCCAGTGACGATGTGTTCTGCGTCGTCAAGGACTCGGTCCTCGTGCGCGGTGGTGTTGGTTGGCATGGTTACTGGTCCTTGTAGTTGCGGTTGATAATCTTGAAACCCAGCGGTCGGCCGATGCCCATAGCCTCGCTATCGATCGGGCGAACGACGATTCCCTCGGCAGGTTTGCCGTCAGGCAGAGTCACGATGTCGGCGACGCTCTGCAGGTGCTCGATGGTTTCATCGAGAGTAACGGTAACCACAGGCACCCATTTGCACTGGAACTTGTCTCGGCACACATGAGCCATATCGATGTATCGAAGCCATTTGCCATTGGTGAGATCACGGATCTGGTAGACGACGAGCGTAGGCTCAGTGAGCTTCAACTGGTTCCCCTGCACACCCGGCCCCATCAACTCGCCTTGGATGACGCAGTTGGCACCCGGAGGGATGGTCAGCTTCCTCGCAGCGATCCAAAACCCGTTCGAGACTGATTCCTTGAGCGACAGGTTGCGGCTGCAGACGTGCGTGATGTTGCCATCGACAACCACGATGGTGCATGAAGAACCGTCCAGCTTCAGCGTGGCAACACACGGCTTCGACAGCGTGTGCTTCACGATATCAGGATGGCTCAGGCCGTTGTCCTCGTCGGTCTTCGGGGCGTAGGAGGTTGGGAAAGCTCCAGCCACCTCACCGGACAGGCACGCCGGGATCTCCTTCTCGTACTTCTTGATACCCAGTTCGCCGCCCACGTCAGCGCCCTCCTGCCAGCCACGGACGTGCTCAGGCAGGATCGAGAGCGGCTGGACAAGTCCCTGACTGTACTCACCGCGCAGGCGGATCGTGTTGAGCCGAATCGGCTTGTCGCCCTTCTTCAGGAACGCCGACCACTCGGCATCGGGCAAGATGGTGTCGATGGGGATGAAAACGACGGACTCACCGGCCTTGAACTCGCCCTTGCGGACGATGATCTGCCACCCGAGAACCTTGGCGATTTCGAGCGAGTCTGCGTTGCTGTGAGGAACGATGTCCTTGATGACTTCGATGCTGGCTAGTTTCATGTGGTTTCTTGGTGTGTTTCGATGCTGTTAGTTCTGACCGAACTCAGCGTTTTCTGATCCGGCAATCTGTTTGGCCTTTTCCCTGACGATCTCTTTCTGCATTCGCACCCATTCATCAATCTGACCAATGCGGGCATAGAAGTTCCCTGTGCCCATTGCGATGTGGGTCGTCTCTCCAGTGTCTGGATTGTGAGAATTGGTAAACACCTGGATGGTATCGAACCTATCCGAGATGCTCTCGATCAGGCTCTGAATCAGTTCCGACTCTTCTTGGTATTTCTCGTCCATTTTGTTTGCTCCCTTTTGTGACCGTTCATAATGCTGCTGATGTAGCTCTGTGCGACTCCGTACTTGGCTGATAGATCCTTGAGCAACACACCCTTCTTGCGCTCTGCAACGATTGCCCGGATTTTCTCCTCGCTGTGAACACATGGCCAATGCGAGTCCCCGCGTGTGTAGATGTCCTTGGTTGGCAGCTTCTCGAGATACTTGATCCTGTAGAATGTTCTCGTTGAGATGTGCCACTTGCTCGTGATCTCGGCCACGGTGCAGCCCCTCTTCAAATCGTTGATGACACCCTTGATGTCATCCAACGGTAGACGAATCGGCTTACTGCTTATCATCGTCTTTGAATGTGAAGTACTCAGTGAGTTCCCGCATGACTGCCATGTGGATGTTCTCAGTGAGGTTCTCGACAGTTCTCGGCTGGACTGACGGCGCAGCACTCTCGGTGTTGCGGATGCCTTGACTAACTCCGTCAAGGACTAGGCGGCTGATGATTGCGTACAGGTTTGGTTTCATGGTTCTGCTGGTGTTAGGAGGAGAGCCCCCCAGTGCCATCGCGCACCAGGGGGCATAGACCACACGGGCCGGATTGATTCGATCATCCCACTCGGGAGTCGATCCGAACTCGCGACTTTCGGGCGGGGCAAACCGCCCAAAAACTATTTCTCGATGCGAACCCCTTGTCCGTTGCCGTCGATCACCTCGACTGCTCGGATGTTCTTGAGGTTCGTGAAAATTGTGTCTGCCAGTTTGTGGATTGGCAGACCGGTTGACATGATAGCGTGACCAACCACGTCGTTGTATTCGTACTCCTTGAGGAGTCCAGTCTCCGACCGCCATACCGTCACGGTGCGACCACCAGTGAGGGAAAGACGGGTCACGCTGGAGATTGTCTTGCTCATTTCAGGCGCATCTCCAACTGGCCGATGGCATGATGCCAGGTCTCATCAAGGCTGATACGCTCAACCTTGCGGCTGTACTTCTGCCTGAAGCAGATCATGCCTTTTTCGACCCACGCCGTAACGCGGAGACCACCGACTTGGAGCGTGCCGATTTGACGCTTTGCTGCGACTCGTCGGCTTGGAACAGGCGATGCCTGACGTACTGGGATCGAGTCATCTGCTTGGAGGCGGAAGACTTGTCCAGTTCCTTCAATTGAGGCTTGGAGATCCATACTGCTAGTAGTGCTTGAGATTTTCCCCGTTGGTTAGGCATCTTCGTTTCGGAAGGTGTCTTACACCGAGGCGTGATTGTCAAATCTGAATTGGTCATTGGCTCGGCTGGAGCGGCTTAAATTTCGCGAGAAACTCAGCCTCAGTGCGCACATAAAACCGCAGTCTCTTGGTGTAGATGACGCATGGCTGACGAACCTCGCCAATCCTAAACTCCGCATCCGGACACACGACTTCGACCACGGTGTTTTGGTTGTGGACACTCTGGTACTTGTCTCCTGGATTCATACGATGCACTTCTGGACTCCGAGTTTCTCGAGCGCCTTGATGATGCACACTCCGCACCACTTGCCGGCGATTCCGTGAAGGTCGACCCCGTTGTTCGGCGTCGTGTTGATGACCGGCATTGAACCTCCGTGAATCGGGCAGTGCGGAGGATCGAACTGCTCCAGCTTGGAAACATCGATTTTCTTCTCTGGTTGGTTAGCCATGTGGAAAAGGTGTAATACACCCAAAGCGTCATGTCAAGGACACGAATTGCATCAGGGCAGATCGGAGGTCCGGCCCGGTGTAGGACGGGCTTTTCATCAGCTTCCCGTCCTGATTCTTGATGCGGTAGCACCGGTCACTGGTCACGCCTGCTACCTTGGTCTCGGTCCACTTCAAGCTCTCGATTTTCAACTGGTTGTCATGCACCTCGGGCAGCGTCCACAGTTTGGTGTCGTTGCTGGTACACACAGCGCCTAGCGCATCCCAGAAGCGCACGGAGTAGTAGGTGGAGAGCGCGATCAGATCCAGCAACACCGCCTTGGCGTCAGAGGCCTGCAGCCTGTCCGTGTCCTCTACCCCTTTAATGAACAGGCCGATACGCCCCTCCAGAGCGAGCACGTTCATGTCGGTTGACCTCGAGAACGAGATGTTGTCGAGCATGACGCCGTAGGCGTTAAGAAGACCCAGAATCGTGAAAGCCACGTCACCGATATCATCGGCGACATTTTCTCGGATGTTGTCGATCTTCTTGGTGATACCCTCCTCGAATAGTGCTGGAACCGAACTAAGCAGTTCGTTGTAGGTGGCGGCGTGGATGATGTACTCGTCATACCACTCGGACTTTACGAACCCCAACTGCTTCTTGCAGAACTCGGGATCACGTTGCGTTGGTGTCTTCGTAACCGGCTGGGCTGCGACATCGCGCTGCCAGTTGAAGACGCGCTCTTGGTAGGATCTGATTTTCATTCGTCGAACAATGATGCTGGGTCGAATCGTGTGAGCTCTGGCCTGAAGCTGAACGGGATATCCACCCCTGCCTGACCCGCCCGTTGCTTGGCGATGAACAGGTTGATTCTCCTCGGTCCAGATTGGGTAGCCTCTGAGTCTTGTTGCTCAGCGGGGTAGAGCATTCCGACAAGGTCGGCATCTTGCTCAATGGCACCTGACTCGCGCAGATCGCTGAGCCGGGGTTTTCGGTTTCCATCACGCTCAATGGCGCGGTTCAGCTGGGCCAGAAGAACGATCGGTATCTTAAGTTCTTTGGCCAGCAGCTTCATGTTGCGGCTGATCGCATCGATCTGCTCGCGTCTTTCCTTGCCCTCAGAGGCCGTGATCAACTGCAGGTAGTCTATGGCAAGCACCTTCAATCCTGAAGATCGAACCCAACGACGCGCCTTGGCAGCGATGCTCTGAGCGGTCTGATTGGGCTTGTCGTTGACCATGATCTTGTGCTTGGCCAGTCGGGCAGTAGCTGTTGTCAACTTCCTGAGCTCACCCTCATTCGGTTGATTGCGTTGATCGTACTTGCCGACATCCACCTGAGACTCAATTGCAAGCATGCGCATGCCGACCTCTTCGGCGCTCATCTCCAGGCTCACGAAACCAGTCTGCACACCACTGGAGCAGAGTGAGGTCAAAAGACTCAAGGTGAACGCCGTCTTGCCGGCACCCGGGCGACCAGCAACCACGAACACCTGACCCGGACGCAATCCTCCCCTGAGGATTCTGTCCATGAAGGTCCACCCAGTTGGGATGGCGTCGCTCTTGCCGGCACAACGCTCCTGAATGAGGTCGATGGCCGAAGTGGCTATCTGCTTGGCGGTGAAGTCGCTGTCAACGGAGTGCTCATTCCTGATCCCCATCAGTTTGGCTTCAAAACTGTCCAGCACCATGTCCACCTTGGCAGCCCCGGAATAGGCCGTGTTGATGGCCTCTTGCGAGATCTCAATGAGCTTTCTGGCCCGCTGTTTGTCCCGTGCAATGTCCAGATAGTAGGGGAGGTTTGATGCGCTCGGGACAGCGTCCATCGCCTCGGACACGAACGCAATCCCGCCGACACGGTTGAACGAGTCGCCCTTGAGCCGGTTCGCGATCGTGACCATATCGATCGGAATGCGGTCGTCCCGCATCTTGATGATGATCTCCCACAGGTCATGGCATCGAACATCGTAGAACCAGTCCGCCTTGATGCCACCGTTTATCGCGTCATCGATGGCGTTGTTGTTCAGCAAACAACACCCTATCACGCCAACTTCGGCTTCTTGTGAGAAAGGAGGCTCCCTCACTTGGCACCCCCGACCGCGGCCTTGAGCTCGAAGTACCGCTTCTTCATGGCTTCAAACTCCTGCTTCTGCGCTTCGGTCACCAGATCTCCGAACATCGCCTCGTGCCGTGGGTTCGCTACGTGCGCAGAAAGCCGCTCCACGAGGTTTTTAAGCTCATCTGGGGTGGAGACAGCGGACTTGCCATCAGGACGCGCTGTAGGGGCTGTAGCGCCCCAATGGTTCATCAAGGCCATCGGAGTCAGCACAGCATCGCGGAAGACGCGCCGATAGCCAGCGACGTGAGCATCGATCATCTCCTTGGTCAGGCTAGGCTCAACCTTCTTGATTCCAGCCAGAGCAATCCCAACCCGCTTCCACTCGCCCTCGGTCATGCGTGTCACGTCCGATCCGCAAGCCTTGGCCAGATGGTCCGCAAGCTCGTTCCTTGGGCGCTCTTTCGCGGCACCGCCGCTCTCTTTCTTATGGTCTTCTTCTATAGTATTATTAGGGGACGGCTTTCCAGTTACTGGAAACCCGCACTGGTTTTCCGCGCATAAAGGGGTGTTTTGAGCGGATTTCCAGTCAACGGCTGGGGTGTCAGTGAATGTCCAAATCCTCTTGGAAAACCTTCCGTCAGCGGCCGTGTCTGTTTCCTCAAGGGATGCGTACCCAAGCTCTTTGAGCTCATTGAACACGGCCGCGATGGCATCACGCCCCTCGCAGCAATGCTCAGTTACCCACGCTTTGGTAACGACCCATTCGTCCATATTCGACAGGATCATGCACAGAAGCCCCTTGGCGCGAAGTGACATCTTTGAACGCAGGATCGCGTTTGGGATAATAGTGAAGTTGCCCTCCCGGCGATGCACCCTGATGATTGTTTTCATGGCTCAAAAAAGAAGCCCCGCACAGTTTCGGGGGGAGAGATCGCTTGGAGGGGCAGCGAATCCCGAAACGGTACGGGGCTGAAAACTGGAACGTGACTCCTCCTGACTCAATCCTCGACTCTCCTCTCACCGATCGCCGAGGACGCTGAACTTGTAATACACCGCAGACAAACTGTCAACAGTGTCTTCGGCCGTACTCCCAGATCAGGAGGGAGTCGGATGTCTTGAGCGTGATCGGAATGCCTGGAAATAGCTCCTGGGCGCGGCCCTTGAGCTTGTTCTTCCACTCTGTCTTCGAGAGCCCCTTGGAGTTTCCAAGGCCGAGTTCCTTCTGCCACGTTTGCGGAGGGACGCGCTCGATGCGGTAGCCCAGAGCCATGGCGGCACCAAGGACGATACCGAAATTCTCAAACATCACTGCAGCCATTGAGCCGGGGATTCCCTTCCCGCCACCCATTGGAACAAACCGCGGAAGCTGCTCGATGTGAAGAACAGTGTATCCCTTCAGCACCAGATCGCTCAAGAGCTTGACCGTATCAGTCGGCTCCTGAGGCATGGGCACTGCGGTCATCGGTCCATCGCCGTTTTTCCACGCAATGCCACCTGAGGCACCCGGGTCGATGGCAATGTGCCAGTGGTCACTTGGGAGGTTGATCATCGGAGAATGCTTCGGGTGGATAGCTGATAAGGCCTGCTTTCACCATGCGCTGCATCATGGGCCAGTTTGGACCACGGCGCGGATCGGCGTTGCACTTGGGTGCGTACCAAAGTTTACGGGCGCACTCAACGCAGGTTGGCCTGCCCGACCAGAAGTTCTTGGTCGGCTGAGTGCGCCCGCATCTGATGCAGATTTTCGTTAACTCTTCTTTTTGGCCCATTCGGGAATGGATACACGACCGCGCATTCCATTTAGAGGACGCTCCCAGACGTTCGTCTTGAAGCACTCTGCGAGTGTTTCGAGGTGCCGCTTGTTGATCGCTCGGCCAACCTCGATCGAGTCCTCATCGAGCTCGAGTGTAACGCACACGTACGGCGGCAATTTCTCCGCCACAATGAAGACCCACCGACTCTTCTTCACATCAGTGGTGAATGGATCGTCTGTCGAGGTCAACATGTTGTACAGGTCGATGTACCACGCCGCCTGTTGGGCGTACCCCCACTTCTTAATGGAGTACGAGAAGTCGTCTGGGTTCGCGTATCCGCGGTCTACCGTCTTGAGGTCCGCAATCGCCTCCGCATCGCTGCCCTTGCTTGAGCAGATGATGTCAGCCTTGCCCTTGGTTCGGATGGTTACTCCGTTGACGACGATCGTCTTGAACATGGCCACCTCCTTCAAAGCCCCATCCATCAGCTTGACTGCGTCTGCATTGGACATGACGCCTTGAGTGATGCCGGCGATTTGGGTCGAGTCGTCCTGAGAAAGCTCAGTCTTCCCAGCATTGGCGGCACTCCAATCGTCCCACCACTTGATGGCTGCGATGGTGTCCTCGCTCGGCTTCTTGGCGTTACGCTGAGCGTCGGTAGGCTTCCGGGGAGCGTCAGCCGGCTTGAGGACCGTCTTTCTGGCGTACTCCTCAGGCTCAAGAACCGAAAGGTGGGTCAGCGTTCCGATCTCCTGAGCCTCGGTTTGTTCAGCGCGATATCCACCAAACTTCTTGGACCAGAAGTGAAGCGGCGACAGCGACATCTCCTTGAGGTCTGAGATGGCGATTGCCGGATCGTTTCGATACACCCGCTCGTCCAGCAGGTGATGAATGCCGTCATGGACCAACCCGTTCTCGTCAAGTATCGTTCTCATGGGTGATCGCGATTAGGCCGTGGCCTTGGCGAGGAATGCGGCCGTGTTTGACAGGATCTTCTCGGCGTTGGTTACAGACAGATCCCGGAATGTTTGACCTTCTTTGATCCACCCAAGCGTGACGAGGAACGTGTTGGCCTTGGGTTCATTAGCGCCGATGACAGCGGTCAACTGCGTCTTCCATAACGGCTCACCACCAGACAGACGCCACGCTTCAAGCTGCGCACCGGTCTCCTCGGTAATCTGGAAGATCTTGTCGACGAAGAGGCCAGAGCGGTCCTTGCTGACAGCGGCTTGATGATTCAGAGCCACGTCGAACACGGTGGTAAACTCGTATTCGATTCCGTCGCGCATAATCGGGGCGAGGCCGACCTTCTTGATCTGTGTCTTGCCGCGGTCGTCCTTCTCCTGAACGTAGTCCATCTTGGAGCGCATGCAGCAGATGACGTGGGCAGGAGACTGCAGCACGGCCTTGACGATTCCGCCGAACTTGTCGCCGGCAATCTTCCAGTTGGTGTAGGAGTTTCCTCCGCGCTGATCGAGCTTGTCTTTGTAGTCGAGGATCCCCTCCCAGAAGTGCGACGCGCTATCGATGACGATGGCACCGTACCCAGCTTCGACAGCCGCGTCGACCCCATCGACGAACTTCTCGTTGTCGAACGGAGGAGCAATATCGAGCGTGTCAAAATCGAAGCGGTCAGCGTACAGGGACGCAGAACGATTCTCGGTATCGATGAGCGCGATCTTGCCGCTGGGTCCAACAAGACCCCGAGCGAGTCGCAGCGACGAGTAGGTTTTTCCGGAGCCGGACGGACCAGTGACCGCGAGTTTCAGGAAGACCTTCTCGCGGGTTGCTTTGCGAAACAGTGGTGTAGACATGGTTTTGAATGACTTGGCTTAATGCCAAGCCGAGAGTAGGTGTAAAACACCATGAGTCAACACCTATCGGGTCTGGAGATACGCGTCGCCAGCAGCAGCGAATCGGCCGACCCGATCCCACAGCACATCAAGCGACGAGTCGTTGATGATGGTGTCGTGGATCGCGCCTCCGTCGTAGAGCTCCTGCAGGCGGGTTCTCTCCCATTCGGTTGCGGGCTCTACTCCGGGCCGTCGGATTCGCAGGATAATGCCGCCTCGCTTGATCCATTCTTTGGCCTCACGCAGGCGAACCAGCCGGGTGTTCACAGCGTAGTTTGGAAGAGAGTCGAAGAACTCCTTCATCACCCCGTCGTAGTTTACCTCGCCCCACTGTTCCAAGATCGGGCGGATCTGCTTCTTTTGGGTGTCGTTCTCAGTGAATGCCGAGAACCCAAGATGCTGCTGCACCAGCGAGTCGATCTGGTGCTTGATGATGTCACCGAACGCAATGCGCTTCCATCCGAGGTTGATGAGCCTCGTCGCGGCGGCGTCCTTACCTTCACGGGCGTAACCCGCGAACGCAATCAGGTTAGCCATGTGATGTTCAGTTCTGGAACTTCAGGGGAGTCTGGAAGTCGATGGTGAACACCGACGCATTGGAGGAAACGGTGCCGTCGAAGTTGATGTACGCCAGCAACGAGCTTGTTGCCGGATTGCCAGTGGGGAGATAGATGATCGCGCCTTTAGCCGTGATAGTCGAACCGCCAGCGCCAAGACCCCACTGCACGTCGTTGATTTCGACCTGCACAAAATTCCCAACCTGATTGGTGGTGGTCGTAATGTTTCCGAGAGTCTTGCCACCAGTGTCATATCCGGACCCA